ATCGTCGGTGAGACGATTGAAGAGGCCATTGATACGAATGAGCCTGTTGATGTAGAAATTGTTTCCGAAGAAATAACCGTGTCCGACGAACCGTCAGACGCGACGGATGATTTCTATGCCAATCTGGCGGAGGAGATGGATGATAGTGACTTAGGCTCTATTGCTTCCCAATTAATGGAGGATTATGAAAATGACAAGTCCTCTAGGGAAGAGTGGGCGCGAACCTATACCCAGGGATTGGATCTTCTTGGATTTAAATACGAAGACAGGACACGGCCATTTCGTGGCGCAAGCGGTGTTACACATCCCTTGCTAGGAGAAGCGGTTACACAATTCAGTTCCACGGCTTTCAAGGAACTCATGCCGTCAAGCGGCCCCGTTCGTACGCGTGTCGTGGGCGACGAGACACCTGAGCTTTATCAGCAGGCGCAGCGCGTGAAGGAATTCATGAATTATCAAATTACAACCGTGATGGAGGAGTACACTCCTGAACTGGATCAGATGCTTTTTTATTTGCCGCTTTCAGGATCGACATTTAAAAAAGTCTACTATGACGCGCAGCTATCTCGCGCGGTATCCAAGTTTGTTCATGCCGAGGATCTTGTGGTGCCCTACACCGCAACGGATCTGGACTCATGCGAACGCATCACCCACGTGGTGAAACAATCAGAGAATGACATTCGCAAGAAACAGGTCAATGGTTTTTATTTAGACATAGAACTTAATCCCACATCTCAGTCTCCCACCTATAATGCCTCCGATATTAAATCAAAAATTAACCGCATAGAGGGAATTCAGCAGACAGGGGAGTCAATGATGATTACCCTCTTGGAATTTCATGTGGCTTTGGATCTCGTGGGATATGAGGACAAACAGGACGGAAAAGAGACAGGAATTAAACTTCCCTATATCGTAACACTCGATGAGCAGTCTGCTCAAGTATTAGGAATAAGGAGAAATTATGACGAAGGGGATGAAAAATATCGTAAGAAACAATATTTTGTTCATTTCAAGTTTCTTCCAGGTCTTGGATTTTATGGCTTTGGATTAATTCATTTAATCGGAGGTTTGTCACGTACGGCCACTTTGGCGTTGCGTCAATTAATTGATGCGGGGACATTATCCAATCTTCCCGCTGGTTTCAAGACACGGGGATTGCGTATTGCAGATACAGATGAACCACTTCAGCCAGGAGAATTTAGGGACGTGGACGCACCGAGTGGAGAAATCAGACAAGGATTATTGCCTTTACCTTACAAGGAACCATCACAAACATTATTTGCTCTTCTAGGATTTGTTGTGGACGCAGGACAACGTTTCGCCCAGATCGCGGATATGCAAGTAGGCGATGCCAATCAAGGGGCGCCTGTAGGAACAACAATTGCTTTATTGGAACGCGGTTCGCGGATCATGAGCTCTATTCACAAACGCATGTATTATTCGATGCAACAGGAATTTAAATTACTAGCTAATGTTATTCAAATGGATTTACCTCCTGAGTATCCTTACATGGTTGTGGGAGGGAATAGGATGATTAAACAAGAGGATTTCGATGAACGGGTGGATATTATCCCTGTCGCGGATCCCAATATTTTCTCTATGGCACAGCGCATTCAGCTCGCCCAGACTCAACTCCAAATGGCGATGAGTGCTCCTCAACTGCATAATGTTAAAGAGGCGTATGTCCGCATGTACGAAGCGTTGGGTGTGCATGACATTGATAAAATAATGAAAATGGACAAACCTGAACCCATGAGTCCGGCCACGGAGAATCAAAAATTAATTGAAGAGGATGGTATTGAGGCATATGAAGGACAGAACCATGACGCTCACATCCAGGCTCACCTTATTTTTAGTTTATCCCCCATTGTTGAACTCTTGCCGCAAATAGGGGTGGAATTAAGTAAACATATTCTGGAACATGTTACTTTTAAGGCGAAAGAGGCGGTTGCGACGCAAATTGAACAGGCGGAACAGCAAATGGGACAAGTGGCAGAAGGTGAACAGCTAGAAACGATGACGGAATCACAAATTGCCGTATTAGAGGGACAGTTCCTGGGGGAAGTCAAGCAAATGCAGGCGGAAATGAGTGGAGAGGGGCAACCTGACCCTGTCATTGAACTTAAAAAGCAAGAATTACAGCAACGCGCCCTTCATGATAAGGAAAGATTGCAATTTGATGCAACTAAACTTGGGTTTGAAGATCAAAAACTACAACAAAAAGATAAAATTGATAACGCTCGCATTGATTCACAAGAAGATATTGCCCAACTGAGGGCTAATGTAAATTTAAAGAAATTTAATCAGCAAGCAAAAGGACCAGGATTTCAATATAAAAATAAAGGCGGGAAAGTATGATAGTTACCGCTCAAGCAATATTTGAGTGCCATTTACAAGGATTGCATAATTATGTAGCCTCATCCGTAAAAACAAAAGGTCACTATTTGATTATGGCAGAAGCAATGTTGGCGATTACAAGGGAACTCCTGTCTAAAAATTTGAATGATAACGATGCTTTACAAATTATGGAGCATGCATTACAAGATAGTAAAACAAAAACTTATCATTGAGGAAGGTATGGCAAAAGCAAAATATATAAACGGATCAAAATATCCTAATGCTAAAATGACTGTCTCTAACGAGATGAATCCTTATGCGGGTCCTAATGTTAACAAGACATCCGAAGTATCTACAGCACAAGTAGCAATACCTGGACCAAAAGTTATAGATAACTTAGGAAAGGGACCAAAAGGACAACGCAGTAAAATGCAAATTAAGAAGGTTGCTTTTAAGGGCGTCTTTTAGTAGATTAATTTCCAATTTAACAAAGGAGGTTTCACATGAAACTTTTAAAAGATATTTGGGGTTGGCTCAAGGAATGGAACGAGTGGCAGCTTAAAGATTGGATCAAAGCTGGTGTTATTGTTGCTATTGTTCTGTTCATCCTATGGAAAATGTCGGGTGCTGGGGCGTAAATGCTCAATCTTCTCGCAGGACTATTAGGTGGTAAGAACGGAGCCCTCAAACAAATTTCTAGCGTTATTGACGATTTACATACATCAGAGGAAGAAAAGCTTGATAAGAAAATTCTTATGCAACGGATCAAGCAAAAACTTGCTGAGAAACAGATTGATGTAAATCTGAAAGAAGGCTCTCATAAGTCGATTTTTGTTGCGGGCTGGCGCCCGATGATCGGTTGGACGGGAGCCTTCGCGCTAATTTTTGAGTTCATACTCTCCCCCTCAATTGAATGGTATGCAAAATTCTCAGGGCTTGATATAATGGCTCCTGAAATTCAAACTGGACCCTTACTAGCAATTGTCACTTCAATGCTCGGAGTTGCGGGGCTCAGAAGTTTTGAGAAAACAAAAGGCTTAACAAAATAAGGAGAAATTATGGGACCGAAGATTAAGAAAAAGAAAAAGAAACAATCACCACTACAAAAAATACAGAAGGAATTAGATAAGCTTGCAGCTCTTCACACAAAGGAAGAAGTGATAGTTGAAAAAATAGAAGAAATTATTGAAGAAGAGGAGGATTAAATGCCACAAGGACCAGGAACATACGGACGTAAGGTAGGAAGACCACCTGTTAAGGCTAAGGATGGTAAATGGATCCAGAAAGCAATTAAAAAACCAGGAGCGCTACGTGCATCATTAGGCGTTAAAAAAGGAAAAGATATTCCCGCTAAAAAATTAGCGAAGGCGGCGAAAGCGAAAGGGAAACTTGGACAGAGGGCTCGATTAGCGGAAACATTAAAAGGATTCAAGAAAAAAGCTGATGGAGGCATGGTTACGGAAATGTATTCTCGCGGCTATGGAAAAAGTAAAAAATCTAAAAGAAGACCAACTAAAATTTATTAATGCCCTTTAAATCGGCTAAACAGAAACGATATATGTATGCCAATCACCCTGAGATTGCTAAACGTTGGTCGGATAAGTATAATAAGGGTGGCACTGTAGTGAAGGTTAAACCACGGGGATTCAGTCGAATGCTTCCAAGCAAAAGACCAACTACAAAGATATACAGGAGCCAAGGAAGATGATGCTCGAAAAACGGATCATGGACCATGAGGGCTTCCGTAAAAAAATTTATAAAGATTCGCTTGGAAAAAAAACCATTGGTCACGGCCATCTCATTACTAAAGACGATAATTTTGAAGAAGGGATAGAATACACAAAATCCGAACTTCTGAATCTTTTTCATAAGGATCTAGAGAAAGCCAGGGAAGGCGCTAATCAACTTGTAGGCCATATAAAAGAATTACATATTGAAGCAAAAAATTGCATAATTGAAATGGTATTTCAATTGGGGACCCGCGGAGTTCGTAATTTTAAAAAAATGATTTTGGCCTTGGAGGAAAAAAATTACTTTGAGGCTCATGTACAGATGTTGGACTCACGTTGGAGTAAACAGACTCCAAAAAGATGTGTTGAACTTTCTGAAATAATGAAAAAATGCGTATAGAAAATGGAAGTAGTTAAAGTTGTTGAATGGCTCAAAAAAATATTAAAAACTAGACAAGATAATGTAAATGAAGCTATAACAAGTGATGTAAAGACTTTAGAAGACTACAAGTATCTTCTGGGGAAATTACACGCATATAAAGAGATAATACAGGAACTCACGGACCTGCTAAAAAAACAGGAGCAACTTGATGAATAAATTAATTGTGCCAAAACATGTATGGGATGGTAAGAAAAAAGAAAAAGAAAAACACGAAGTTGAAAAAGTACCTACTCCCACAGGTTTTAGGATAGTTTTATTTCCCCTTAAACTTGATTCAAAATCAACGGCAGGAATTCATTTTACTGATGATACCATTGAACAAGCTCAAATTACCACGAATATTTGTAAAGTTTTAAAATTAGGGATCGATGCCTATAAGGATAAGGTGCGATTTCCTAACGGTTCCTGGTGCAAGGAAGGGGATTGGGTTTTAATTACCAAGTATGCAGGATCCCGCATTCGTATAGACGGCGGGGAATTACGGATAATCAATGATGATGAAATACTGGCAGTCCTTGATGATCCACGAGATATTTTGCCAGCAAACATTTTATAACATGGAGGGACCATGCCAACAGAACTATTGACTACAACGGAACAGGGAAAAATGGTGCCAATTGATACATCAGGTGAATCTGTGGACGTTGAAGTAAAAGAAGATAAAAAAGATAATGAATTATCGGATATAAAAGTCGAAGAAGAAAAAGTTGAGGAGGAAAAAGACTCTTCTGCACATAGTGAAGAAGAACAGTATTCTCAAACAGTTAAAAAGCGCATTGATAAAATGACTTTTAAAATTAGAGAGGCTGAACGGCAACGTGAAGAAGCAATAAGATATGCTGAGTCTGTAAAAAAAGAGAGAGATGAATTAAAAACTAAAGTTACGAAAGTTGATGAAGGATATCTGGATGAATATAAAAAACGTGTTAATTCAGAACTGGATAAAGCCAAGCAACTTTTAGGAGACGCGATTACAAAAGGGGATGTAAAAGCGCAAGTAGAGGCCAATAAAGCTATCGCAAGATTGGCGATTGAGGAAGAGAGAGCTAATTCTTCTACTCTACAACGAGAAAAAATAAAAGAAAATCTAGAAAAACAAGCTAAAGTACAGCCACAAACTCCTCAATCTTTGCCCCAACCTGATCCCAAAGCGGAAGCCTGGGCAGAAAAAAATGAATGGTTCGGTAAAAACGAGGGAATGACGTATACGGTACTCTCGATCCACAAAAAATTGATTAATGAAGAAGGATTTGACGGAAAGAGTGATGCATACTATAAAGAACTTGACAAACGAATACGAAAAGAGTTTCCTCATAAGTTTGAGGACAAGAACAAAGACAATCGAGTAGTCCAGACGGTTGTTTCTGCTAATAGATCGACAAAAAGTGGACGCCGCACTGTGAGACTCACACCTTCACAAGTAGCTATCGCAAAAAAACTTGGTGTGCCCTTGGAAGAATACGCAAAAGAAGTAATATCTTTAAACGTGAAGGAGGCGTAATATGACTGAAAATTCAAAACTAAAACCCTCACGCAAAGCTGAAACCCGTGAAAAGGTTGCTCGTAAAAGAGGATGGGTTCCTCCATCCAACTTGGAAGCACCTGAACCACCTGAAGGCTTTCATCATCGATGGATACGATTCGAGTATCGAGGTACCCAGGACGAAAAAAACGTTATGGGTCGCATACGAAGCGGATATGAACCAGTGAAAGCGAGTGAATATCCAGATCGGTTGGATCTACCGGCGGTAGCCGAGGGTAAGTATAAAGGTGTTATAGGAGTTGGAGGATTGCTCTTAATGAGATGTCCGATCGAAGTAAAAGAAGACAGAGATGCTTATTTTAAGGGTCTTACTGCCGATCAGCAACAATCCATTGAGAATGATTTAATGAAAGACGAGCATCCAGCGATGCCAATCTCAAAAGAACGGCAAAGCAGAGTAACTTTTGGTGGAGGTGCCAAACCCAAATAAGTTGGAAGGCGTCACCAAACATTATTAAAAGGATGTCAATATGGCAAACATTGATGCGGCCTTCGGGCTGATACCAGTTGCTTGCGTTGGACAAACGGATAATAATGGTGGACAATCACAGTACCCAATCGGTGACACTCAAGGCACAGCTATCTTTACAGGGGACCCCGTTAAATATAAAAATGACGGAACCATTGAAGTAGCTGCGGCGACAAACTCACTATTGGGCGTGTTTGGAGGCTGTTTTTATACGGACCCAACAACAAGTAAACCAACCTGGTCCCCATATTTTCCTGCGAGTTTAGCTCCAGGGGATGCGAAAGCATTTGTATGGGATAATCCAATGCAAACATTTATTGT